TTGTATTGTTCTTCTACACCTTCCATAGTATCCAATGTTTGCTGAATACCGGTACAATCAACCAATGCTTCTCTAAGTATTTCTTTCAATTGAGGTAATAATTCTTTTACTCGCATTGCATCTTTTACAAAAGTATTATCACAACAAAATTCACAATTTGGGTCGTATTTATGATTATCTAAATGTGAAATCGTTTCTTCTGCAGAAGTTACATGCAACTTTGCAATATCATAAGTTTTAGTTGCTTCGGTTAATGCTTTTTCTTCTCGTTGATAATTTGAATACGCAGTTTCTATATCAATAGTTCCATCAAATAATTTTTTAGTTTCTATTGATTGTGATAATTCGTTTAAAATGTTACTTTGCGATTCAATCAATTGTAATTTGGCTTTCTTTTCCGCAAGGATATGTAGGATATCTCTACCAATCTTTCCTTCTTGCTGTGTTAAAGTATCCAAATCTAAATTGCCATCCATTGGAGTAAGTTCTGCACTCAATCCAACAATTCTATTGTTCAAATCCGTAGAATCATCGTTTAATCTACCCAATTCCTTTTCTAACTCTTTTAATTCAACTTTTTTATCTTTTAATTCAGTTGCTTTATCAGCCAATTCAGATGTAAAATCAGTTTTCTTAAAGTTCTTAATTAAAACCGATACTTCTTTGATATCTTCGGTTGCCGTTTCATATAATTTATCAAATACATTTAATCCCATAAATTGTGCTAATAAATCTTTTCTTTCGGATTGCGATTTATCAATGAATAGGGCATTATTACCTTGCAAAGATAAAGCTGTTAATACAAAATCTTCATACTTACCAACATATTGCTCAATAATAGTATTTGTATCTCTTCTTTCTGTTCCGTTTAAGGATGTTTTCGTATCACCATCTTGTCTCCAAAATTGTACATCCACTTTAACATTTTTTCCTTTATTAATTGTCTTTGCAGTTCTTTCAATATGATAATCTAATCCATCAATTTGAAAGTGTAAGTGGCAAACAAAATCAGATTTACGATTGTTTAGAATGTTAGCCGCTTTGTAAGCTCTACTACTTTTATCATATAAACAAAATGATACTGCATCAAATAAGGATGATTTACCCTGTGCATTTGGTGCAAATAATCCCATCAATCCACCTAACTTTGTAAAATCAATTTTGTTATTTTCTCCATAACTAAACATATTTGAAAACTCAAACTTAATAGGTTTCCATTGGATATTTCTTTGTACATCTTCATTTACAATTCTACTATTGATATCTCTATTAATTCCTTCTAACTTTTCTAAATCTTCTTTAACTACAAACGGCATCATTCTCTCAACATACTCATTGGTAAGTGAGTTCTGATAATTGATATCCGAAATATCTTCAAAATCTAATTTGTTTAATCTATCACCCGTTTTTGATTTAGAAAGGGAATCGGTTCTGATAATTGTAAAATCTTCAACACCATATCTCATCTTAATTTCAGCCATTACTCTTTTAGTATCAGCAGAATCAGTATTAGATAAACGAACTCTCAAACGAGGTTTATTTGGCATATCAGATACAATAGGAACTTTCCCATTATCAATATCCATTGTATAATATCCATAATCGTTGTGAATATCAACTGCTTCGTAACTCATTGTATCCAAATCCCAAACAAGGAATCCGTGCTTATCCAAAGTTTCACCAAAGTTTTGTTGAACTAATGAACCGGCATAAACTACCTTACAACCTTTTGGAGAAATCATCTCTTGTCTTTTGTGGATATCACCTAATAAGGCTAAATCGTATCCATCAAACATATCCGTTGTAAAATGTCTACTACTCACAACATATCCAATATCCGTTTGTGAGTTATCAACTGGTCCGTGAAATAAAGCAATCTTTTTGTTTCCACTCAAAGTTTCTGCTTTAGGCCAATTTGATTTATCATCAAAAATACTGAATACACCAAAATCTACTCCACCAATTGAATAAACTTGCGTATCTCTTAGGTATGTAAAGTTTGGTAGATTTAGAGCTTCTACAATTGGAGTAAGTACATCCAATCTATCGGAGTTATTCATATTACAATCGTGATTGCCCGTAATAAGGATTGTTTCACAATGTTTAGAACATTCCGTAAATAACCAACTTATCTCTCTAACTAATTCAGGAGATAATTCCAATTTAGCATGGGCAATATCCCCTGCTAAATAAATGATTGAATCTTCCGTACCTCTTTTACGAATCTCCTCAAACATCTTTTCAAACACTTGTCGATACTCATTGTGTCTTTTCACATTACGGATGTGTACATCGGCAATGTGGTAAATCTTTTTTAATTTACTCATAAACTATTAATCTTATTTAATAATAATTGTTCGGATGAAAACTCTTTAGTTTTCTTTAGTTCTTCATAAAACTTATCATATCCAATTTCAGATGCATCTTTATCTTTCATATGCATCATCTTTACATTTATTCCTTGCTTTCTAAAATATTCTGCTGCTTTTAATGCTTCATTAATCGCATCGTTATCCAATGAAATAATAATATCGCTAACACCACTCATAAAGATTTTCTCAACCAATGTTCTTGATGGAAATTTACCTAATAGTGGAATCGCATTTCTTCTGATTGTAATTGCATCAAAAACACCTTCACATAATATAATTGGTTCATTCCAATTAATTTGTGATTCTAAACAAATTACATTTTTACTGATTGGTGGGTTTTTGTATTTCATTTTCTCTTCTGGGTAATAAGAACGAGAAACAAAATAGTTTAATTGTCCATCTGATAAATACGATGGTATGATAACTCTCTTTGCATACAAACCTTCGATACAATATCCAATATTATATTTAATAATTTCCTTCATGCCAATTCCTCTTTGAGTTAGATAGAACATAGCATGTTTATATTCAGGATTAAACCCTTTAGGAACTTCATTAAGCGATTTAAATTCTTTTGGTAAGGAAATATATACTTTTGTATCCGCATCCTCATTTTGGGGATTATAATTCGAATCTCCGTATATTTCTCTAATGATTGAGATTGTTTTTCTATCAACATCTAATCTTTTTAATAAAGATGTTAATTTTTTACCACCACTATTACAAGTCCAACAATGCCACTTTTGGGTTTCCGTATTTACTTGTAGTTTTTGTTTGTGATGATTACAAAAAGGACAATAAAATGCAAGTTCATTACCTTTTAAATTGGAGTAACTACCCAACGCATTAGAAAGCGTTGTAATAACTTTGGATTTGTCAGTACTATTCAACACAATACAAATATATGAACAATATTTGATATTTCCAAATATTTTGGGAACTATTTTACTCTTCGAACCAAGAATCCGGTATTACCTTGTCAGCATACTTAATGCCGTTCTTATCACACCAATCCCCATATGTGGTTTTTGATGTTTTAGTGATTTTATTCTTTGAATTGGAGAATACGAAACGAATATCAAGTGTAGGATTTTGCGCCTTAACTAATAGGTGTTTTTTCCTGTCAGCCGCAACAAATCTACCTTTTGTTTCTACAAAAATACCATTTGGTAACTTAAAATCAGGATTGTAAGTATGTTGAGAAGCAGGTATAGTATAAGCCACTTTTTCGGACTCATATTCAACCTTAATTCCTTTACTTTCGATTTGTATAGATATATTTTCTTCAAGACCCGATTTAAACCCATATTTTCTAGCAACCCAATTGCTAGATTTCTTTGTAACTTTTTTAGCCATTAAATATTTTTATTTAGCTTTCATTGTATCGGAATACTTTGGAGCGGATGATACCTCACCACCTCTTCCGGTTTTAAATTTAGCTGCTGTTAATACTTGCTCATCTACCTGTTTTAAATCATTGGTAGTATAAGGTGTTTGTGATTTGATTCCAGCTTCTTTAGAGATTTTATCTAATCCTAAACTTTTTTGAGCTGCCTTATATAATTCTAAAATCTTTGACATATTTTATTTTGTTTATTAATAAATATCAATTATGTATCAAAACGAACAATAAAGTTCACAGGAAAATCAGGTTCTGATTTAATTGGTTGTGGTAATTTTGCCACAGCAACTAAATCACAATTATCATCATACAATCCAATTGTTGTTATGAATGGTGATAAGAATGAACCAGTAGAATCAACAGAACCACTTAAATCCCAATGTTCAAATCCACCACTAATAGCAGAATTAATATTTGAACCATATCTAAAATCTAATATAGTACCATTATCTAATGTGGTTTTTTTTCTAATATACCTAACAGGTTGCTCTTCGTTAATTGTTCGAACAATTCCATCGGTATCTGTAAAAGTAGAAGTAATACCCCCCACTTTAACAACTGCTGAA